GTAATCCTTATGAACAAGGAACTTGGGTACATGAAATAGTTGCAATACGAATAGCCCAATGGTTATCACCTGAATTTGCTGCTAAAGTTGACTTAACTCTATATCAACTAAAACAGCAGTATCAACAGTCACATCAATTACTACTAGAACAAGAGTCCGCCAATGTACGCGGGATTCCAATTGCGCCACGTAATGAAGTTGATTTAGCATTCCGCATTAAGAACTGGATTGATTTATGTACTGATGGTGGTAGATTCTACATTGAACATCCACTAATCAATACTATTAATGCAACAACTAAAACTAGAAGAGTTGACTTCGTTAAATCTAATGGACGTAATGTTATAGTATATGAGTTAAAGTTAAATAAGATAACTACAAATGACATAGCTAAAACTATAGGAGATAAAGGTTATTATCAACTATGTGCTGATAAGTTCAATCGTCCCATTAAGTTTATATTCCTATCACCGTTAGGTATAACTAATGAAGCACAGTTACTACTAGATAGGATGAATGATGTGAGTTTCCTAACTACACAACAACTATGTCAGGAGTATTATGTTAAAGGTAAGAAAAATAAGTGGCGCAGTTCTGAATGGTATTTAGATGTGCAAGTTAAAGATGATAAGTTCTCACATCTATTCACAGATGAGTTTATTAATGATGTTACAGTTAAGTTAACTAAGGTAAAGTAGAGTTATGAAACACACAGTATTAATAAGTTGTTTAAGTGGTGTTATTTATGAACAACTTAAACCAGATACATCTAACTACATTACTTATAACTACGATAACGAATCTAAGTTATGGACAATTAAATTAACTTGGTATGTAGGTAATAAGTTAATGGGTTATAGATTAGCTATAACTGACTTTGATTTAGATACGATATATCAGAACTTAATTATTGAGAAGTATACAACTGAAGTTATCGCCGCATATAATAAGTCATTCGCTACGCCAACATGAATAACATTGAATTTATTAACTACGTTAACACTAACTTTGTAGACACATATAAAGCTCATCTACAACAGTATGTTCCTTATCCTCATATAATGTTTAAAAGTATTGAACATAACGTGTTTATTAGCATCCCAGTATATCCAGATCAAGTTATATCTGAGCAAGCTAAAGATGAGATATTAAACTCTGTTAATAATTACTTCAGTAACTTAATTACAACTAACTAAGGATAACTAAATTAAGTTAAACTACATATAACACTAGAAGCCGCCACTAATCGCGGCTTATTTATTATGAACATCAACAAGTACATTAAAGAACAAGATGAGTTAGTTACTGCATTTACAGATGGATTAACTAATAGTATAGGTAACTCATTATCGCGTAAACAAGATAACTTAAGTCTCATTATCAGTAATCAATTAAATAAGTTATGGAATGATAGTTGGAATCTCGGACGTACTCATGCAATAGATGAAACGCCGCCATCCCTTTTTTCTTACTCTGATAGCATTGCGGAATTTGCATCACCACTTGAGAAATTAAGAAATGAGATTGATGAAATTACTAAGGAAAAGGAAGGTTATCAATCTGAGTTAGATAGAATACGTCGTGATTATCAAGATAAAGAAGGTAATTATAGTGGTACTAAGATATTAAGATCAATTGATAAAGAAGGTACTTATAATGATGTAGATAAAGTTAGAGCTATTCAAGTTATACGTAATCGTGAAGATGAGTTAAATGCACTTATCGCAGCTAAGGATAACTTAATTAAAGATAAACAAGATAAGTTTTTTGAATTAACTGATCCTGCTAACATAGCTAAGTTAAATGAGTTATCTAAAGATACTAAAGATGTTACACCTGAAGTATTACCTCGTGTTAATAAAGCTGAAGTTAATCAACAATTAAGTAAAGCAGTTAGAGATAGAGATGCTTGGCGTAAATCATTTGTAGATGAGAATGGTAATTTAAACTTAGCTAAGTATAGAAGAGTTAAAGGTTATGACACTTCTGATAGTGATGCTGATGTATTAAAACAAATGAAGAGAGAAGAACTTGATTTAATTAATGAAGTTAAACGACATAATCAAACACTTAATGATATTAATGATAGAAGTACATCAACTAGAACTACATCTATTAAGGAACAAGCTTTAATTGATAAACAAAAACGTAGAATTGAACGTCAATTAAAGAAACAACAGAACTTACAAACAACTAAGTTAGATGCTAATAAGATACCTGCTAACATCAGAGATTCAGTTCAAGCAATTGAATCACGTCGTCAAATTGAATCTACTAGAGGCGATGTACCATTACTTGAACAAACTGAGTTTGGTAAATCGTATTTAAATAGACGTATTAATACTATAGGTAATGATCTGAACGAACGATATAAAGCGACATTACAACAGATACTTGTTGGTGAAAAAGAAACTAAAACTACTGGTTATTTAGCAGATAATAGCCCTGATAAAGACGTTACTTATTATAAACGTATTAGTGCAATGTTAACTAGAGAAGATGCTAAACAAATGGAGCAATACAATAAACAACTTGAGTTAATTAAAACTCGATTAGATGATATCCCAACTAAATTAACTGCAACTAAAGATATGAATGTTTATGAGAGTGTAGCATTCCTTAAACAGAAGTATGATCCTGATGTTAAGTTAACTATCCCTGATAAGAAACTACTTAATGAGTTACCAGATAAAGCAGTTTATAAGATGCAGGATTTAAGAGCTTATCGTGACAAGTTACTTGAGAAAGTAAGAAAACTAAAGGATAATCAGGCTCGTACTAAACGTATTGCAATAACTGAAATGGGACACGCTTATAATCTTGGACGGCTTGATTACTACATTAAACAAGGTATTAAGTTTGTTAAGTGGAACAATAGTATTGAACATAAACGTGCTATGATTCCCGGCGATTATAATACTAGATATCGTAAAATATACAATAAATTATCTGAGTTAATTAATAGATCACCACAACTTGAGTCATTTAAGATGGATGGTATTGTATGTCCAATATGTCAGGAACGCGCTATCTATGATTATGGTTATGGTAAAGGAATAATTAAGATAGATGACTTGTTAAGTAATAGTCAAAGTCAACCACTACTTCACGCAAATTGCTCGTGTTTTCTTACCAGTGTAGAGGAATCTGAAACTAAAGAACCTTTTAATGTACCAATCTATGTATCATCATTACTTAATAACAATGTTGTTAAATGGGCTGCTGCTGGCATATTAGGAACTGCTGCTATGTATGCGGCATTTAAGAAGAGTAATGTAACTCCACTTAACATACCTGATATTATTAGAAGTAAACCAGCCGTAGTTACAACTAAAGCATTAAGTCAAGCATTACTAGATGATATTATTGATGTTCCATTAGTTCCATTACAAATACCTGAACGTGTACCAACTACAATTAACATTGATAGAGCAAATAAAGTATTAGAAGATGTAGTTAATTGGCGCGAGAATGTTATTGATGATTCTATTAATAAAGCTATTAAGATAGATGAAAGATATGAGTTAGTTAACCCATATATAATTCCAACTACTAAGCAGAAAGTAGATGATATAACAGATAGAGTTAAACAATATAAAGCAATTACTAAATCTACGTTAACTAAAGAAAATCTTATTCAATTTAAAGAAGATGTAGATGAAGTTCAATATTATATTAATGAAATAGAAGAAGCTAATACTAAGATTTATTCGTCTATTCAATCAATGAAGTTAGCTAGAAAAGCAATTATAGATGAAGGGTTGAATAAGCTAAGTGATGAATTAATTCCACCTGGATTTACTCCAGAACAAGTTATTATTAGTAATCCTATTATCCAACGATTAGATAATCAGATAATACAATCTGAGAATACATTAAGGAATGCAATTTCATTAAAGTTAGGTGAAACTAGTCATTATTCAACACTAAAAAGAATCAGAAATGATTTATTAGATAATGAGTTATTTAAGTTGGAGTACACTAAACGTAAACGTGGTGTTCTATTAAGATTACAAGATAAATTAATTGGTAAATTTGATAAAGTTAAAAAAGTTTTTGTTGGTGGACAAGTTAATCCTAGAGTATTAGAACGTGATTTAGAAGAGTTACAGAATACTATACTTTATAATTACATGAATGTAAGTAATGAACAATTTGAATCATATGTTAGACAATTAGATAATATTGAGTTAGCAATAGATGGACAACTTGAGTTAATTAAGAATAAGTTAGGTTTGACTAGTTTAGATGCACGTAATTACACAGGTAATGATATGGCAGTATTAACTAGCGAGTTTATTAGTGATTATAAGAATGGTTTAATGCGAAGTAAACTTAGAGCTATGGGATTAAGAAATCTATTAATAGATGTAAAATAGATATGATACCTTAATCAATAAACTTATGTACTTAATGGCAGATTTTGCACGAACTAAGAATGCTAAAGATAAGAAACAACGTAGACGTAAACTTAATAAAGGTAAGAAATAATATGTTTCTAATGTCAGATACAGTTAACTTCAAACGTACCAAAGTTAAATCATTTATTAGGAAAGGTAAAGTAGTCAGAAGTTACGATAGATCAATAGGAGATAGATTACGTGATGTTGCTATAGGTGCAACTGGAACTGCATTATTAGGTGGTGCATATCTATTAGGTAAACGTAATGGTGCAAGATCATTAGATGAAGTTAAGTCATTAATTAAGAACATTAGAGAGATAGTTAAAGAAGCATCTAGTAAGTCAAGTAAAGTTAATGAAGTAATTAACAATGCAATTAAATTAGATATAGTTAAAGTTAAATTACCATCTAAGGTTTATAACCTAAGTGAATCAACTATTAATAAAACTGCTAGTGAAGCTGCTAAGTTGACCGACGTTAAATTAGAGAGAACTATTAGTCTTATTAGTCGTAGATTACAGAAGTATAACGTTAGTAATAATGAGTTAGTTAAACTAGATAGTTTGTTACTTAGTTTAAATAGATTTAAAACAGGTAAGTTTAATAAAGAAAGTGAACGTGAGTATTTACGTAAACAGATAATTGAATATAGAGATTACTTTAAGTTACCTAAAGTAGATGTAAATGAACTTAATGTAGAATCAGTTGTAGATAGGGATTATGCAACTAAGTTAAAGAAGGTTATTACTAGAGATAAATCAATATTAGACATCTATCAAAGTGAGTTAACTAAACGTCGTGAAGTTGCAACTAATATAACTACTCCAACTGATGCTGACATTGATAGACTTAGTGGTATGTTAGATGATTTTAGTAGTTCACGCAAACTAACATTATTTAATGACACTAAATCGCGCCGTTCCTTTTTTCTTACTGATACAGATGTTCCTAAAATAAGTAAACTATTATGGTAAAACAATCTAAAGTTAAGTCTTATGTTCGCAAAGGTAAAACTGTTAGATCATACAATAGATCAATTAAAGATATCGTATTTGATGTAGGACGTGTTGCAGGGCTTGGAATTGGAGGACTTGCTGCAATTAAGTATGGTAAACGTATACCTCTAAGTTGGGGTGATAAATTTACTCTGGGTGGTATAGCAGGTGCTTACTTAGGATCATTACCTTCTAACTTAATTAATAAGAATAACAAGAAAGCTAAACAACAATTAAAGAATATAGGATTAACTGTTGGTGGAATAGGTGGATTAGGATTAGCTACATTAGGTGGAGTTAAAGGATATAAGTTTATTAAAGCCCGTAATACTAAATCATTAGTGTTATTTAATCCAAATGAATCATATCGTAATACTGTAGCTGCATTTAATATTAAAGCTAGAGAACAAGCTAGAACTGCACCTAAAGATTTAAATGAACTTAGAAGGAAATATCAATCGTTGTATAGTAATAGTGATTTACAATCAGCAGATTTAAGTATTAATTTATATGGTATTAAATCTAAAATGAATAAATCACCAACTGCTAGTGATGTATTGAAGATGTATGATGAAACATTAACTCCTATAGCTAAACGAATAGTTATTGATAGTGAGCGTGTAGCAGCAGTTGAAGGTAAAGATGGATTAAGAGATACTATTTATAAAGCAGTTACTAAGGATTTAGATATACCATTAAGTAAAGCAGAACGTAGATATTTTGCTGGTGTTGCTAAAATGAATGATCCGGCAGTTAGAGAAGCTGAACGTAAGGTACTTAAAAAATCATTAGATGCTTATGCTAAAGCTAATAATATTGACACAACTAGAGTTAATGGTAGTGTAGACTTAAATAAGATAATTAAGTCACTTAAAGAACGTGGTTTTACTGAATTAGATATTAAACAGATGATAGACAAACACAATAACATTAAACTCTAAATAAATTATGTACATTTTATCTGACTATTCATTATCAACATTTGCAAGACGATTAGGTTCTAAAGATAAGAAGAAGAGAGAACGTCCTAGTATTAGACGTGGTATGTTAACTGGTGCTAAATGGGGTGCTGGTCTTGGAGTTGGGTTAACTGGTTTAAGTATTGCTTCTGCATTAGCTCGTAAAGATGGTAGACAAGCTATGAGAGCAGCATTAAAAGCACAAGGTCGTAATCCTAGTCTTAGAAAAAATGCAGGTATGTTAGCTGGAGGTGCAGGATTAATTGCTGGAGCAAACGCACTAACTGGAGGTATTCAAGGTGGACTTATTGGAGGTGGAGTTAATGCGATTAGAAAATACCAATACGATAGGGATAACGCTAGATATTTTATGCAATACAAACTAGTTACATTTGGTAGAGGTAAGGATAAGAAACCTCGTAATAAAAGACGTGAGTTACTAACAGTTGGTGGATCTACTTTAGTTGGAAGTGGTTTAGGTTATGGTGCTTATAAATATGGATACAAACCTAAAATAAATAAACGTATTAAAACGTTAAATGATTTTGTAGATGAACAACGTAACGTATTAAAGAACCTAGATCGTGTAGAACTTGAAGGTGGTGGTTCTAATTATAAACTTAGAGATAGTATAGCTAAGAATATAGATGACACTAAAGATTTAATTAAAGGTGTAAAAGGAAGTAAGTTAAGTGGAAAGATAGGTTTAACTTTAAGTGGCGGTTTATTAGGAGCTACGTTAGCAGCTAGATATTACAATAATAAAAATAAAACTAAATGAAACAAGTTAAAGTAAAACAATCAGTTCGTAAAGGTAAGTTAGTACGTGGTTATAATCGTGTACTAACTAAAGTAACGGATAAGTTATTTAAACGAGATAAGGATGGTAAGAAGAAGTTAACCAATCTTAGTAAAGGACTTATAGGCGCGACTTCTATAGCAGGTTTATTAACTGCATTTAAATATCGTCGCAACATAGCTCAGTTAAGTGAGAAGATTGTAAATAAGGTTAGTCCAACTGTTAAGCGCGTATTTAATAAAACTGCTAAAACTATAAGTCAACCTATCACTAATACAACTGGTAATATTATGGCAGCTAGTGTAACTGGTGGAGCTATGACTAGAGACGCTAGACGTAAATACATACGCGAATTAGATAACTTACCAAGTGAAGCAGTTAATATACAACCGTTTACTAAACGTGAAGATAGTTTAATTACTAGACGTATTAAACGTAATGATGCAACACTTAATAAACGAGTTAATAATGCACGTGGTAAACTAACTTCAGTTAACTATAATTCAGATAATGATCTATATTTAGCTATCAAGACTAATAAAGACTTTAGTTATAAGGGAGCTAGTAATATTGAAGATAGACGTGCAACTCGTAAAGCATTAGCTAAGAAACTTAAACAACAGTTAGGAGTTAATCCAGGAACTCCAAATCCAGCAACTCCAGTTAAACGTAAACGTGGTAGACCTAAGAAGTCAACTTAGTTATTATATAGATGTTTAATAATAGGTTTAGTTACATTACTTCTGGTATCTGCATTTGTTAAATAAGCATCTAATCTATGACTATTAACGTTAGGTATTACAACTGAGTTTGGCGCACGTAACTTCTCGAACCAATCTTTATCACCCATTATATTAAGATCATTCTTAGTTGGTAATAATTTAAAGTCACTTGTTCCAATAGTTGCTACTTTAACTTTAATGCCTCGTTTATTTAAAATGTATTGAATATCTCTAGCCATATTACCTCCAGCACTATATCCAACTATACTTATTCGTTTAGTTGGATTTTTAATGTGCCAACTATAAATATCTTCAGCTAATTTAATTGATTCATCGTTGCGACCACTGAAGAATGGTTCACTTACTTTTTTAACTAACTTAGGGAAATAAGCCGGATCATTATTATCTATCGTCTGTAATTTAAAGGTGTGATCTAATGATATGAACTGTATATTTTTTCTTACCTTAACAGGCGTTGCTCGTTGTAAAGCAGTTGTTAATCCTTCAGCTTGTTTTAATGCTCCTTCATTTGCAGCAACTCCACCAAATCCACCTATAGTAAATGTAATATCATCAATATTATTCTTTAATATAATACCCACATTAGGTTTGACTTTAATTGACTTAGCTGCTTTATCTAAGTTACCTATATAACGTCGTTTTAGTAATAGGTAACTAGCAGCAGTTAGTCCAAGTGTACTTGCAGTAACTATAGTTGCTTTAACTAATGCACTGTCTTGTTTACGTTGGTACTGTTTAACTAGTTTACCTTTCCTTACATACGATTTAACTTTAACGTCTTGTTTAACCATTGTTTTTATTTGTTAATCTATTAATACCGTATGCACTACCAAGTCCAATTAAACCACCAATTAATCCGGGTTTACCTCTTAGTAATGATTGTGAATAGGTTCTATTATTTTTAGCACCATCAACTAATATTCCTAAATTTGCACCAGTTAAAGTACCTAACATTAAATTAGTATTACTACTAATAGGTTTATTAACTAACTTTTTCTTTTTATTCTTGCTACCATATCTTCTTGCGTAATTAGATTGTCCAACATCAGACAGAATAAACATATTTGTATTATTGTAGTTATTATATTGACCGTACTTCTTCAACACATCTAAACCTTTTTTAATTTGTTTAACTCGCTCTTTACGTTCTTCTTTACTTAGATTACCAGATTTAATATCTTGCAGATTTCTCGATAATATTTTAACTGGATTATTACTTAATTCTTTGTTTCTATATAACTTTTCTTGAGGAAAAACAGAATCAAATTTACCTCGCTCAATAATACCTAAATTACTTAATCGTTTAGTTAATTTACCTTTATTTTTAATTTGATTATTATAATTATTAATTTCATCTGATAAATTAAATAGTTTATTCAATTCCTTTTTTCTTACCCCTTTTTTAATTTTCCTCTTTCTTAAATTTCTCTTTAAATGTTGCAACCATTGTCGGTTATATTCCAACTCATTTGCTAATCTATAATTATCCCAAGCTTCACTTAACTTTATACCTTTTAATTCTTGTTCCATTCTTTTTTTATCTTTTACAAAGTCAATCTTATTGTCAACTATATTATTTAAACCGTTCTGTTTAATTATCTGTTTCTTATTTCTATCTAAATGATAAATATAGAATGGAGTTAACTTTGTTGGTTTAGCTGGTGATAATAATCTTGTAGGATCTGTTATAGGTACAATAGATGCAGTTGGTCTAACCGGTATTTCAGTAACAACAGGTGGTACTTTACCTTTTCTCAATGCTAATAAACCTAATCCTCCCAATGTTCCACCAATAACCAATTTAGTTAATAAGTTATTTTTTCTATCATAACTTTTAACAGTTTTACCTTTACGTGTATGTGATTTAACTTTAACCATTAGATGTCACTTAGAAAATAGATTATTTTTTTATTTAATGCTCGACTAAAGTTGCCTAGTCTATCTGCTGCTACAGAATACTTACCTGTCTCTATCTTACTTAATACACTTCTCTGCATAAATAGTTCCTTAGCTAACTGTTCCTGAGTTAAATTAGCTTCTTGTCTAGCTCGTTTAATTTTGTTACCGATTAACTTACGTTTATCTATCATGTGCTTATTAAGAACAATAACCCACTATGTCTATTATATTCACTATTATGAAACATATAGAGCTAGTAGGAGTTAAATCACAATAAACAAGTATGAATAAATTAGCTTATTTTTCAGCTTCTAATTTAGAAACAATAAGTGAGTCACCTAATAAGGTAATTAAGAAAGGATTAGTCCTAATTGAAGGTACTCATGTTGACTCTAAGAAGAGAACACATACATTTAGTCCAGCTAGAATACGTGAGATAGTTAGTAACTCTAATGCGTTATTTGCTAAGACTCGCATTCCAGTATTGATGGATCATAAGAAGGAGCAATCTAGTGTTATTGGAGATGTAGAATCTCAATTTCAATGCACTACTATTAATGAAGATAATTTTCCTGGTGCTGATGATAAGGGATTAACTGGTAAGTTAGGTATCTTTGTTAATCAAATCGCAATTAAAAGTGGTGAAGCAATACGTCAGTTAAATGAAGGATTATTAAACACACTTAGTCCTGGCATTGATGTAGTAAGTAATGCAATACGTGAAATTAGTGCAACACCTAATCCCGCCATTGCTAATCTAAGTCTATTTAAACGTGCCGAATTTGAATCAGATGCACTTACATTTGACGACTTAGAGAACAGTGATGATATGTTAGATAAGATTCGTAATCAATACGAAGATTTAACTAATAAGTTATGGGAACTAACTGAAACTATTCAGACTATTGATGAACAAGCACTTAACGGTCAGAGTCGTGAAGAAGTACAGTATCAAGCTATTAATGATTTCGCCACTCGTTTTCTTACGTTGATTGGATCTGGTGAGGAAGAACAAGATCCTATGATGCAGGAAGCTAATGGTGGATCTTATCCGAACCAAGTGCAAGGTTATCAAGCTCAAGGTCAACAACAGAATTGGGGTATGCCTCCTAATGATCCTAACGCTCGTTATGCTAGTGGATTACCTATTGCAGCATTTAGTATGGCTGATATGGAAGCAGTTAATCGTGCTGAGTTCGGTTTGCTCCGCGAAAGCATTGATGGTGTTAAGAATTTAGGTAAACGTGTTATTAATCGCGTTAGTAAAGATGCAGATGATGTTAAACAATCATTTGTTAATAAAGTTGCACAGCAGAAACAAGTTAAAGCTGGAAGATTACGTAAATACGGATCTGCAACTTATCAAGCTGGTAAAACTGCATTGAAGACTAAAACTGGTAAAGGTTTAGCTATCGGTACTGGTGCATTAGTTGGAACTGGTGCATTAGTTGGAGCATACCGTGGATTAAGTGGTAAGAAACAAACTGTAATAAATAACTATAACTAACGTCTATGAATTATACAAAACGTCCTATTGCTGCCTATACGATGGCAGAATTTGAATCATTAACTAGCGACAACGCTGATTTCGCGAGAGGTAAGGATAAGAAGAAACGTAAATCTCGTGCTGGTTTATATGCTGGTATTGGTGCTGGTGCAGTTGGATTAGGCGGACTTGGAGCTGCTGGTATGAGATATGGTAAACCAGAATATGATATGCGTAAAGCACAAAAGAATTTTGATGCTAAAGGTTATTTAGCTGCTCGTGGTGGAGCTAAAGGTCAATTTGATAGAGATGTTCAATCACTTAAAGATATGGGTGATAGAGTTAAGAACTACGATTATAAAGGCGCACCTGGACGTGCATTTGATAGTGTTAAAGGTGCTGCTGGTAAAGCTAGTAAGTTTGCAAGTCTACGTGGTCAACAAGCTGCTGCGTTAGCTACATCTGCTCCTGGATTAGCTGTATTAGGTGCTGCTACGGCTGCGGCTGGAGGTTATGGTATTTACAAAGCATATAAGAAAGGTAAGAAAAAATAATGCAGTTATTATCTGACTACCGAATAGCTGATTTCGCTAGGACTCCTGGTAGTAAGGATAAGAAACCTCGCAAGTTTAGCTTACGTAAATTAGGTAGAGCTACATTAACTAGTGAAGCTGCTAGTGGTGCAGCTAATGGAGCGCAAATCGGTGGAGTCTTAGGTTTAATATCTAGTAACCCTAAAAATACATTTCGTAGAACATTAAGAGGTAGTGCTGCTGGATTAGCCATTGGTACAGGACTCGGTATAAGACACGCATATAAACAACAAAACAAATAACTAAGACGTATTATGAACGAAGCTATTGAATATCACAATCAACTATTTGCGGATTTAGTTGAGAATCTACAAAATGCAGTTGCCGCTGGTGTGATGTTGAAGGACGAATATAAGCAACGCATGACTCAAGCATATCTCGACCTACAAGAACGCATTGCTGCTGAATTAGAAATTGATGAAGAAGATATCTATGATGTAGTTGGTGAAGCTGCTTACTCTACTGGTGATGAAGTTGCCGAATTTAGTGTAGGTAGTGAATATGGTGCAGCGTTACTTGAACTTGGCGAAGCTGCTGGTTATGATGACATTGAGGAATATCTAATTGATCTCAGTGATGCTCTAGAATGTAATCCTGATGTATTACTTGGTATCATTGAAGGTGAAATTGCTCCTACTGATAATCTCTCATTAGCACTATCTGAAGTTCTCGGACTTGATGAAGCTACTGAAAATCAACTATTAGTTATGGGTATTGAAAGTCGTGGTGAAGACATCAATGATTACTTAGATACGAATGAAGAATTAGATGAAGAAGACCAGGAAGCTGACTATGCTACATACCAGAACAGTGAGTTCGCCGAATTTAAACGCAACACTGAGATTAAAGAAGCTCTAGCTGATGTAGCTGAACGTGCTTACGCTCTTGTAGAAGCTGGTAAGATGACTCCATTTGCAGTTCAATCTCTACTGGGTAACTTCAGTGCTAATGAACGTATCGCGGCATTTAGTACCGTGTGTGCTGAGAACGAAGTTGATCCTGCAACTCAACTCTATGCAATGAATACTGTACTTGAAATCTTCGACCGTATGCCAGCTATGGAAATGGGATTCTTCGCTGAGGAAGTTCTTGATGAAGAAGAATTAGATGAAGAAGCTGATTTGAGTTCTATTGCTGCTAACTACATTAAAAAATATCGTTCATAAACTATGCCTTATTTCAATCAATCTCAAACGTTTCTAGTTGATCCTGCCATTCTCGCATTCAGTGATGGTAATCATCCTAATGTGTCGGCAACTGTGCAGAATACTTACATTAGTCTTAATACTGAAGCTCGCAAACAAGTTCCTGCTGGACTATTTGTTGCTCAAGTAGGTAACGTACTGCGCTTCCTACCTCGTACTAAGTTAACTGCTGTAACTGCTACTGGTGCTGCAACTGTAACTGCATCTCCAACTAATATCTTTGTTGCTGGTGATGTATTAACTGTAGTTGAACCATATTCTACGCTAACTATCACTACTGTAACTGCTGCTCAAACTGTAACTGTTACTGTAGAAGGTTTAACTGCAACTGCAACTGCAACAACTAACAATACTACAACTACTGCTAGTGAAGTTGCTACTGCTATTAATGCTACTGCTGGATTATCTGATTTAGTTCGTGCAGCATCTATTACTAACAAGGTATTTATCTTTGCAGTTGATGGACTTACTAACCGCGCCATTACAACTGCTGGTACTGTAACTAGTGCTGCATTATCTAGTGCAACTCTAGTTCCTAATGCAACTGCTGTTGGTACTATTGCATTTATTGATTACACAACTGGTGTTATTACATTAACTGGTAACGCAAGTGTAGCTCTACCTATTGGTACTAATATCGGTGTTAGAGTTAATGCAATTGTAGGACTTCATGTTCATGCAGTTGATTATACTGTTGCAACAGCTAAGGATCTAGCTCTCTATACTATTGCTAATGGTGTTCGTATCCAGTATCTACCATACTTCGATGGTGATATTGCTAGACGATTCCCTGGCATCAATTTCGCTTACAAATTCTAACTAACCGGGCGTTAATGACGTATGTTAATGATGTATGTTATCGCGCCCACTATCCTACTTTTTTCTTACTATGGGTTCAGTTTCTAATTTTCTTACCGATAAGTTGCAAGCTAAAGTTGCCGAAACTCTAGTAGACGATACTATTGCTCGTCTGCGTCAGAGAACTAAACTTATTGATCAATTCATGCCTATTAAGACGTATGAGGATGATGAGTTCCTAGCATACGTAAGTGAACGTCTCACACCAGTTGCGAACTTTATTGCTCCTGGTGCTGAACCTCCAGTTATCTCTCATGGTGGTTTCCGTCGAGTAATCGGTGAACTAGCTAAGTTAGGTAATAGCTATTCATTCGATGAAGTAACTCAGAAACAGATGCGTAAGGCAATGGAAGAAGCTGCCTATAAACGCGCTAGTGTTATGACCATGAAGTTAACTGATAACTCCGTCATTAAGGGTACTAACGATATGCTCGTTAAGTATCTCTATGGTCACATTGAGGGGATCGTCCAATCTCATGCTGATAGACTTACTAGCATGGCTTGGCAAGTTGTTCAGACTGGTCAATTGAGTGTATCTGATGCAATTACTAAGGTTGCATGGACAATTGATTTCCGTCGTCCTGGTGCTAGTTATAACCACTTCCCTGATGCTCTTGTTGCTACTGGTAACACTGCATCTCCTAAGTTGAACAAGTGGACTGACTACGCTAATGCTGATGGTATCGCTAACTTAGAAGATGCTGTAACTACTTATGTCAATACTAATGGTTACAAGCCTGATCTCATCGTAATGAGTAATACTGCATTGCGTGATCTTCAGAAACAAGCATCTACTATTGCTCGTGCTAGACAATCAGTTGGATTTGCACAAGTAGGTTCTGTTAGCTTCCCAATGTTACAAGAGGTAATGGCTTCTAATAACCTACCTCCTATTAAGGATTATGATGAGTTCTATCAAGTAGATAATACCTACTCTGGTAATACTAATACTATTGATAGCTACATCAGTAATGCTCGATTCCTTAATGAGAATTGCTTCGTATTCCTCAAGGATGGAATGGGTGAGCAAGCTATTGGTACTCCTGAAGAACAGAAAGTTGTTAAAGATGGTGTATTAACAGGTACTGAATCTCCTGTAATGGTACGTGTTTATGAGAAGACAACTGTGCCTATCAACGATGTTTTGCAAGCGATTGAAACTTTTTGTAGTCGCCTATTTAAGTAATTAAGTAGTAAAAATTCGGTGAATTGCTGGAAACTCCAGAAGTGGACAATCAGCAGCCAAGCTTAACCAGGAATGGTTTTGAAGGTTCAACGACTAGGTTTCGAGTCCAGACCGGACAGTAACAAACCCACGAGTGCCGAACATCCCAAGTGGATGATGATATAGTCTGAACAGTAGATATAACACATGAAACTACTGATACGTAGGATAAAGAGCTTACGTGGTAACAAAATGATCAATGGTTTTACCAGTAATTTATTCTCCCAAGAATCTGTATGCTCAAGTAGTTAGATAATAATTCCCTATTTCTAACTAGACCGAGTTTAAGTTGTGGTATAATGATCTTATGACGTAAATGAGATTATTATGCCACAATTTATTTATTTGGTGACAAACTCAATTAATGATAAAAAATATGTTGGACAAACAAATAGGACAATTGAAAAGCGTTGGTCAGAACATATTAGAGCCGGTAATTATGTTGGAACTAAAAGTTTATTATCAAAAGCAATTAAGAAATATGGTGTAGATAAATTTAAAATTGAAATTATTAAAACTTTAGAAACAACAGATCAGTCAGAAATTGATAAAACTGAAGTTTATTTTATTAAAGAATATAATGCTTTAACACCTAACGGTTATAACGTATTAAATGGTGGTAAAGGTTGTTTTCTAACACCTGAAGGTAAAGAGTATTTAAAAAGAACGATGACGAGTCGTTGGCAGAATAAAAGTTATCGAGCTTCTATGTTAGGTAGCACTTTAATTTCTGCTAGATTAAAAAACAATACCTCTGAAGCTAAATTAAAACGAGGTAATAGTTTAGTTAGAAATCGTCGTTACTTAATAACTACACCAGATGGAATTGAGTATTGTACTTACGGTGTAACTCACTTACAACAACTAGATTTAGATGTAAGTAGTTTAATTAAAGTTGCTCGTAATAAGATGACTAATCATAAAGGTTATAAAGTTAAATCACTTAATGATGATTATGTAACTGTAGATAAAACATATTTAGATTACGTTAACAAATACGAATGTATTAGTTTAAATAAAGATAACTACAGTTTTTGTTCTTATGGTATTGATGCTATTAAAGAACAACTTAAATTAGATATATGTCAGAAGACAATATCACATCACATTAATAACGCTAATTTAATTAACGGTTATCAAGTTAGAGATATTAATGCAGAACCAATTATTAAACAATATCTACCAGATGCTGAACGCTTCATATTGACAACACCTGAAGGTGTTAGTTTCTGTCGTTACGGTATGGAAGATTTAACTGAAGAAACTGGATTAAATGCTAAAGCGGTGTACCCATTAATGAATCCAAATAGTCCTCGTTATGGTCGCAAAATTAACGGTTGGAGTTGTGTTAGAGCTAATGAATCAGAGGAAACAAGAGATAAGTTATTAGCTGATAAAGCTGCTAAGTTAGCTGAAGATAAGTTAATCAATGATGCTAAAAAGAGTTGGCAACAAGTAGTTAATAAACGTTACCTATTAACTAACTTAATAACTAATGAACAGTTATGTTGTTATGGATTAGTTCATCTCCGAGAATCAC